TGCTCTTGAATTCGATATCATGCAAAGAATAGTTGATGACGCTCTTACAGATTGCCCAGATTGTAAAAAGCCAGCATTAAAGAAAGTAATTAAGCCTGGAGATGGTGGGTTTGCGTTAAAAGGAAAAGGCTGGTTTAAGAGCGGTGGCTACTGACCATAAATAACTCTATATAAATTAAAGTATAGGGTTGTTATGTGGATATATAAAGGTGAAGAATTTACCTCTGAGATGATTGAAGAATGGATTGGATTTGTTTATTTGATTACAGACAAATCTAATGGCATGAAATATGTAGGTAAGAAGTTACTTACTCGTGTAGCAAAACTGCCACCTCTTAAAGGTAAGAAAAGAAGAAGGCACGTAGTAAAAGAAACCGATTGGAAGAAATACTACGGGTCTTCAGAAACTGTAAAGTTAATGATTGAAGAAAAAGGTGTAGACAATTTCCATCGCGAGATTCTATATCTGTGTACTACTAAAGGGCAACTAGGATATCTAGAAGCTAAGTATCAATTTGTTAATGATGTACTATTACGTGATGATTATTATAATGGAATTATACAAGCAAAGATCCACAGAAACCATGTTAAGAGTTTGATTGGCTTAAATATGGATTGGATTGAATTAAACGAAAATAAAGGTTGACATTTCTTTGATTATGTGCTATAATAGATAATATACAATAAAAAATTATCTTTCAATGGAGAATATTATGATAGTAACTCGCAAAAGCGTTCTTACCGGTAAGTCCCGCACATTTGATATCCCAGTATTGCCTAAAGATCTGGCACTATACGAAACGGGATCAATTTCAATTAGCGATGCTATGCCGTATCTTAGCACTCAAGATCGTGATTTTATAATGGTGGGCATTACCGATAAGGAATTGAAAAATGCTTTCTCAGCTGAGTTAGCAGAAATCGTTAATGACCGTTTCGGAGTAAATTCTTGATAGTACTTTTTAATGGCCCACCTGCATGTGGCAAAGATCATGCAGCAGATTTCTTCAAAGCTCAAGGTTATAAGCACTTGTCATTTAAGTATCAGTTGTTTAAAGAAACAATTAAGTACTTCAATGTTACTAACAACTGGTTTATGGAACGCTACGAAGATCGTAGTTTAAAAGAAGTTCCTACATACTGGCTTGGAAACATGTCCTGTCGTCAGGCAATGATTTATGTTTCAGAAGAAAAAATAAAACCTCGTATGGGCTTAGATTACTTTGGTAAACTCGTAGCAGAAGAGATTGATCCTAAAAAAGATTATGCGATATCTGATGGCGGTTTTATCGATGAGTTACGTCCTGTCCTTAAGAAGGTTGGCAAGGAAAACTTTCGTCTTGTACAACTTACTCGCGAAGGACACGATTTCTCATCAGACTCGCGTAGATATTTTGATGGCAACATAACTAAAGAATATATACTAAATAAATCAACAAAAGTTGAAAATAAGTATGTACTTCCTCACAAGTTTGATGTAATATCATATAGAGTCCACAATAACTCAACTCTTTCAGACTTCAATGGAGCCTTAAAAGAGATCTACGAAAACGAAATAAATATTAATGTGAAATAGGAGATATACAATGTTGAATCAAACCGAAATTAAAAGTGCACTTCATGAAGGTGTTTGCTCAGTTACTTTCACAAAAGTAAATGGTGATGAGCGTGTAATGAATGCTACACTTAAAGCAGATCTTTTGCCAGCAGTAGAACCTGTCGCTGAAGGTGTTGAAACAAAAACTAAAAAAGTTAATCCAGATGTGATCGCGGTTTATGATGTAAAGGCTCCAGGCTGGCGCTCATTCCGTTGGGATTCTGTAAAGGCTTTTGTACCAAACGTGGAGTCGTAAATTAAATGAGTATGATTTATAAAGGTGCAGTTGTAGAAACTGATCTTTCAAAGAACTCAATTGGTGGTACCGAGATGATGCGCAAGCGTCTTCTCGACACTGTCCAAAAAGAACTATTAGAAGGTTATGCAATTCACTTCTCTCGCCCCAGAGAGATACCAGAAGATGTAAAGAACATCATGTATTGCCACGATCTGGCTGAAGATCCAGAAAACGCTATACTAGCAGATGATGGTTGGAAGAAATTCGATCATTTTGTTTTTGTATCACAATGGCAGCGTGATCAATACATTACATACTTTAACATTCCGTATTCGAAATGTTCTGTTATTCCTAACGCTGTTGAAAAACGTTATGAAGCTGAAGAAAAGAATACAGAAACAATCCGCTTTATCTATCACACTACTCCACATCGTGGATTAGAATTGTTAGTACCAGCTTTTGATGCACTATCTCAAGAATATCCAAATATTCATCTTGATGTATATTCATCATTTGCTATCTATGGCTGGCCTCAAAGAGATGATCCTTACGTAGAATTGTTTACACAGATCCATAATCATCCAAAGATGACTTATCACGGTTCTGTTCCTAACGATCAGGTACTAAAGGCTTTAGATAAAGCACACGTATTCTTATATCCAAATGTATGGAAAGAGACTTCGTGTATTGCTCTGATCGAAGCTATTAAATCTGGATTGGTATGTATCCATCCAAATTACGGTGCTTTGGCAGAGACAGCAGCTAATGCTACAATTATGTATGATTATGACGAAGATCCAACTAATCATGCTAGAATGGCATATGCTATTGCTAAAGGTGTCTTAGAACACCAGAAGAACGATTCTATGTTCTTAAACCGATTCACTAGATCAGATCGATTTGGACTGATACCTAATGACATTACTACTTTCTCTAATCTATGGACTAAACTTCTTAGAGAAAAAAGTCAGCCAAAAACATAAAAAAGGGTTGACATTTGTTCCTACATAGCTTATAATGGTTTATGTAGATTAAATTAAAACGGAAAATATTATGGCTATACTAGTAGACTACAATCAAGTTATTCTTGCTTCGCTATTCGCAAGCATTGGTAACCACACAGATGTGGCAGCAGATGAGAATATCATTCGCCACATGTTTTTAAACTCAGTACGATCAACTCGTAAAAAGTTCTCACAAGAATACGGCGAGATCGTAATTTGCTGCGATGGTAAAAATACGTGGCGCAAAGAAGCATATCCTTATTACAAAGCAAATCGTAAAGCTGGTAGGGATAAGTCTGGTATGGACTGGAATGCTTTGTTTCAAATTATGAATAACGTTCGTACTGAGATGAAAGAATTCTTTCCATATAAAGTAATTCATATCGAGCATTGTGAGGCTGATGATATTATCGGTGCTGTTATCAATGATAATGGATCTGAATTAAACATTGGTTCTGAAAAGTTCCTTGTTCTTTCAGCTGATAAAGATTTTATTCAGTTGCAAAAGTATGCAAACGTCGATCAATATGATCCTATTCGTAAGCGTTGGTTGCGCAATGATCAGCCTGCTGCTTATCTTGAAGAGCATATTCTTAAAGGTGACACTGGCGACGGTGTTCCAAACATCTTATCTCCAGATAATTGTTTAGCAGTTGGCGAGCGTCAAAAAGCTATGACACAAAAGCGTCTTGCACTTTACAAGCAAGGTACTGAAGTAATGGATGAAGAAACTCTTCGCCGTTTCTATCGCAATAAGATGATGATTGATCTTGAAGAAATTCCTCAAAAATATCAAGATCAAATTCTTGAAGCTTACAATGAAGAGAAAACTATTGGTCGCGAGCTATTGTTTAACTTCTTTGTACAGAAAAAGCTTAAGCACCTAATTACAGACATACAGGATTTTTAAAAATGGCAGTACGAATATCTATAACTGAAATCATTCAAGGTGCTGGTTCTAAGAAAACAACTAAAGAAAAAGTTGCTTTTCTTCAGGCAAATGACAATGTGCCGCTGAGAACTGTGCTATCTTATACATATGATAAGAGTATTGAATTTTTAATACCTGATACTCCACCACCGTGGACAGAAAATAATTATGAAGATGAAGCAAAAGCACTGTTATATACAGAAGCTCGTCGTCTGAAAATTTTCATTAAGGGTGGTGGTTATGATCAGCTGAAACCAATCAAACGGGAACAGCTGTTTATTAGTCTTTTAGAAGACGTTGATAATGATGATGCTAAAACGCTAGTACAAATGGTTAGCAAGAAGCCATTCAAAGGCTTACCACTGAAAACAATTATGGAAGCATTTCCAGATCTAATAATAACCGAATAAAGCAACAAAGGTATACTACAATGGGTAAGAAGCATTCAATCAAGAAGTTTCGCGACGCTTGGGAAGATGACGAATGGGGTAGTGAAGATTCAAGCAAATCAAAGGGAAAGAACAGCAAGAAGCGGCGGGTTAAAGAAGCCCGTAAGCAGAAGTTCTCAGACCGATGGTATGATGAAGATTTTAACATTAAGCGTAAAAAAAGTGAAAAAACTGATAAAAAGCCTTGACATTCATTCTTAGATGATGTATAATGTATATAAGAAATGAGGAAATAAGTTAGTTTGATGGTTTGAAATTAATTTCAAATTAAATGAAAAAAAGCCTTGACAAAGGTATCAAACTAGGTTATAATATACATATAATCAATCAAAAGGAAGATACATTATGACTAAATTCGCACAGTTTGACAAAGCAACTCTTAAAGCTCTTCGTTCAGAAATGCAAGAAGTAATGAACAAATATGCTGTTAAGGCAAATCTTGAGATTGCAGTTGGTAACATGTCCTACTCGGATGCTGAAGTTACCATCAAAGTTGGTGCTAAGATCAAAGGTGCAACAACACGCACTGATCGTATCCTTGAAAGTGAAGTTAATAAGTACGGCTTGAAAATGCAGAACTCTAGTGGTGATGCTATCACTGGTTACAACACACGGGCTGGTAAGTATCCTTTCCAGTACACATGTGGATCAACCGGTAAGCGTTTTAAGTGTTCTACTGTACAAGCTAAATTGAAGTTTGGAATGTAAAAAAAGTGCAAAAGGGGGTTGACATTCAATCCCCTTTTTGTTATAATATGAATATAAATTGAAATGAAAGAATATAATATGAGTTTAAGTGATAAAGTAATTTTAACAGACGTCGATGGAGTACTTCTCGATTGGCTCTTTTCATTCCAGCAATGGATGGAGAAGCACGGCTACAAAACTGTAGATGGTGCTGAAGCTGAGTATGACGTTTCAAAGCGTTATGGTCTTGGAGAAGTTGAAAAGAATCGTCTCGTTAGAATGTTTAATGAATCTGCATGGATTCGTTGTTTACCTCCTTTACGTGATACTATTAAGTATATGCGTAAACTACACGAAGATCACGGATATGTTTTTCGTGTAATTAGTTCTTTAAGTAATGACTATTATGCTCAACACTTACGTACTAAAAACCTGATTGAAATGTTTGGACCAAGCCTTTGGGATACTTTCGTTTACCTAGATACAGGTGCTGATAAAGATGAAGCACTAGAACAATATCGTGGTACTGATTGTTACTGGATCGAAGACAAGCCAGAGAATGCTGATTTGGGCATCGAACTTGGTTTAGATTCAATTCTAATGGGTCACGACTTCAACGCTAACTATTCAGGCTCAGCAAAACGAGTTACTACTTGGAAAGAAATCTATGAAATAATTACAGGAAATTAACTCTTCTAGCCTGTTAGACTTATAAATAAGTCATAATACAGGCCTAACAATAAAACGTTTAAGCCGACCTTGTATTATGGGTTGGCTTTTTTTATATTATAACATAGGAGAATGTATGCCCAATTATACATTTGAAAATACACAGACCAACGAAATCATAGATCTAACTATGAAAATTGCGGAGCTTGATCCATTCAAGCTTAACAATCCCCACATGAAACAAAGAATTGTAAGCGCACCGTCAATTGGTGATGCGCACCGTCTTGGGCGAATTAAGCCTGATGCCGGATTTCGTGATGTTCTCAAAAACGTAAAAGCACACCATCCTGGCTCAAGAAAAAAGGACGGTGCAAAAAACACTATCAATACTTGGTAGTATCATAAAATAGGAGAGTTCAATGGCAGCTAAACAGCGAAGATTATCCAGAAGAGAAAAACAACGAGTCGAAAGAGATCAGGAACATATGGTAAGCATCTTAAATCAAAACTTCGGTATGAGGCAGATCAATCCATTAACACCAACTCAAGGAGACATGTTCGAATCTTATAATTCAGGATACAATATCGCCGCCATCGGAACAGCAGGTACAGGAAAAACGATGTGTGCTATGTATTTAGCACTAACCGACGTACTCAAGAAAGGAGGATATGAACAAATCATCGTTGTAAGATCTGCAGTTCAGACGCGCGAACAGGGGTTTATGCCCGGCACTAAAGAGCAGAAAGAAGCACTCTATTCAGTCCCGTATTCAGATATCGTTAACGACTTATTCGGTCGTGGAGACGCATATCAAATATTACAACAAAAAGGAATGATCAAATTTATGACGTCCTCATTTGTTAGAGGATTAACATTCGACAATGCAATTATTATTGTAGATGAGTGCCAATCAATGACATATCACGAATTAGATACAATTATCACACGAGTGGGAGAATCGTCTAAGATTGTATTTTGTGGAGACACAAACCAAAACGACTTATCGATATCTAGAAACAGGGCCGACATTTCAGGTCTTGCTCAATTTTTACGAGTAATACGCAGAATTAATAGTTTCACTACTGTTCAATTTACACCAGACGACATCGTCAGGTCGGGTCTCGTAAAAGAATATATATTAGCAAAGGAACGGCTTTTAACAGCTGCTTAAGTTAAGCAAGGATGGCCTTCGGGCCATTCTTACTTTTAAAGGATAGAAAAAATGTTTCCAATAACAAGACAATTTATGGATTACCATATCGGCCATGCATGTATTGGCACAGGCAAGGGTCACCCAAGACCGTTTCACAAAACACCTTACTTTACTACACCACAGAATAGAGTAAGTGTTGGTGGATTTAAGGCTATTGTAATTGGCGGTGGTACTGCATGTAAAGATATGGCAGTCGGTGGATCAGTGCGAGTAACTGCCGGTGGCATTCCTGTGCATCGAGCTACTGATGCAACAAGCGGTCATCCTTGTCACTATGTTCCAAATGCTTCTGCTGCATCGTTTATATTTGTAAAGGCTGGATAAAATGGCTAAGCCAGACTATGCGGCTCTGTTCGCTCAAATTGAGATTGAAACAGATCCTGTAGTCAAAGAACAATTGCGTTTACAAGCTTACGATTTCTCACCGCCGGTACCATTACCAGAGGGAGAAACTATAGAAGACTACTTGTTAACTCCTCACGAAGAAGAATTATTCGCATACACATATGACGATTATGTAGTAGATAATCCAGGATACGCAGAAGGAAACTACTCTACTTCTGGTTTATACGTTATGCCAGACTACGCCGAGTATGATTATATAAATATACAGTATCCTACTGCTGGTCTTTACGTTGCTTCAGGGTATACAGAAGAAGACTACATACAATTAACAGATACATCAATAGGTAGTGGATTTATTTCGTATGTTGGCGAATACTACAACGAATTAGGGGAAACGACGTAATGTCAATAACAAAACGTACCGACAAGGGCTCGGCATTAACTTACGATGAAATGGATGATAACTTTGATGCTATCGCACCACGGACTAGTGCAACAGGCTCAATTCAAATTCCTGCAGGAGATACTAGCGCTCGAGACGCTGCTCCATCATCAGGGTTTTTAAGATACAATACAAGTCTTAATTCTTTTGAAGGTTACCAAAACGGAGCTTGGGGTAATTTAGGTGCTGGTGGTGGCGGTGGTGGTGGCGACGTTAACCAAAATGCTTTCAGCATTTTCTCAGTTTCAGGGCAAACAAGTGTTTCAGCAGATTCAGCAACAGATACCGTAGAGTTCATTGCTGGTTCAAATATTACTCTTACAACAAATTCAGGAAGCGATAGCATTACTATTGCAGCGACTGGTTTAACGCAAGATTATGCATATTCAAGCTTAACAGATATACCATCAAGTTTTCCTCCAAGCTCACATAACCAAGCATGGTCTACAATCACAGGAACACCAACCACATTATCAGGTTACGGTATTACTGACGGCGGTGGTGGCGGCGCTGGAGTTCAAGGTGTTGAAGGTTCAGAAGGCGAACCAGGCGCTCAAGGTACTACAGGTGCTCAAGGCACAAATGGTATCGGACTAAGCGGTAACCAAGGTGTTCAAGGTCCATCAGGTGGTGGCGGTGGTGGCGGCGGAGCTCAAGGTCTTCAAGGTCTTCAAGGCACTGATGGTCTTCAAGGAACAATTGGGCAGACTGGTTTTGGATCAGAAGGTGCTCAAGGCTTACAAGGTATTATAGGTGACGAAGGTCCAGAAGGAAATTCTGTTCAGGGTATTCAAGGACCTTCTGCTCCAGCTGGTGCGGTAGTTCAGGGTACTCAAGGTGTTCAAGGTTCGCTAGGATTTGACGGTCAGCCAGGATTCCAAGGGATGCAAGGTTTAGATGCTGCAGGTGCCCAAGGTGTTCAAGGTCCTAATGGACCAGCAGGATTTGGTTTACAAGGACATCAAGGTATCCAAGGTGATCTTGGTCCTGAAGGTCCCGAAGGCGAAGGTGCTCAAGGTATTCAAGGCACTGATGGTTTCCAAGGACTTATCGGTGGCGATGGTGGCGATGGGCCAGACGGTCTTCAAGGTCTGCAAGGACCAGCCGGTTCTGTTCAAGGTTTACAAGGTACGATTGGTGTAGGTGACGCAGGTGCTCAAGGTATTCAAGGCAGCGTTCTTCAAGGTACGATTGGTACTGACGGCGTTCAAGGGGTACAAGGTTTACTTGGTACCGGCGTTCAAGGTCTTCAAGGAGAAGCTGTTCCAGGACCTAACGGTTTACAAGGTGCTATCGGTATTCAAGGTCTTGGTGGTGATGAAGGTATCCAAGGTACAGGCGG